CATTGAAATATAATACTGGCAAATCTGAAAGTATTGGGTATTCTATTTCAATATCGAGTGCGTTTTTTGCCTTCAAAAGTGGCTGGACATCCGCCCTCATTGTTGCCGGATTAAATGTTTCGACTTTTCCAATTAGGCCTAACTGAATTTCTTTCGCTTTATCATCCCAAAAATCATCCATGTATTCCGTAAAACTCATTGCACCGCCTCCCACTCGCAAGCTGCTTTCCCGAATGTTGAGAATTTCTTTTTTCCACTCGTTATTTTCAACACTGCGTCAATTGAATTTGTCGTCAATTTCACATAATCGCCGACATTCATTTGAAAAAAGAAAAGAGTTTTGAACTTATAGCCTCTTTGTGTTTTCTGCGGAGTTTCAAGCAATCCGGTTTGCGGAGTAAGAAGCAATACTCTTTTCGATGCGAAGGTTTTAGGTTGTACTTTCAGTGTTCCGTTTTTGAAAAAAAATTCCGAATTAGTATCACTCACAATTTTTTTTAATGAGCTTTTTAATGTCGTAGCTGTGAATGTATTATAAAATTTGTCAATACCGAGAACGATATTTGCCGTTATGCCAACTTGTGTTAGAATAGTTGTCAAAATATTTGAAGCTGTCATTTTTCTATATGTTTTATTTATCAATGAACTTTGCCACTTCAATGTTTGATCCGAAATTTTAATTTCAAGAATGTTGTCAACATTTTTTCTATTCACTTTATAGTCGAAAACTTCGCCTATAACACACGTTCCGGATTCCTGCTCATACCCTGCCTCTATGATTGCAATCGGGTATTGAGTTGATGCACCGCGCCCTTTTTTTTCACATACTTTTATCGTATCAGGTGATGGATTATACAATTTCAAATTAGTACTTGATACTTTCCCTATCTTTAAAGTTTGATCAAATTCAAAATCAAATGGCGGGAAAGTGAAAAGCCTATTCCCTATATTTGCGCTGCCTGTTCTATTGTAAAGAAAAGCCATTATTGATCCACCAGATATAATTTTACAGTACTACCGAAATTTTCAAAATTTACGGACGTATTTTCAATACTTAAATCGGTCAAAAAATCTTGTATATCAAAAGCAAAAATATTCTGGTTTAGTTCAATGCCATCAACAACAGCGTGATATAGAGATGTGCCATAAATTATCAATGTTGTATATAATATATTATCATCTTCATCTTTTATATATATCGTTATGCGATCAATACGTTCGTTGTAAATAAATTCAAAAGTATATTCATTGCCTATATCGAAAATTTTTTCGACTGGCAATTCATCACTTTCAACCGGCATGTAATCATATTCTATTGTCATATTTTATCCGAACAATGTTTTTGCCCATGATTTATTTTTTGCTCCTTGAGTTGCATTCCCTGGATTCGTATCAGTTTGCTTTGCTGTTTTTCCTTTTTTTCTTGTTGTCGCTACTGTCACATCTGTTTGTACAGATTCGACAATATTTATTTTCGCTATTTTGAGTGATATTGAAATACCTTCACCGGTAGCAAGCGTTTTCTTACGCCCAACACTTTCGATTACAACGTCTTCAATATCTTTTGTGTGCCCATAATACGTAAGAACAGCTTTATCTTCTATCCATAATTTTATTACGTCTAATCTTTCGCCAATTGTTTTGTTGAAAAACGAACCAGGATTGAGAAGATCAAGGTCATCATCTGTAAGAATTGCTTCAATAGAGAATTTTTTAGGTTTTGTATTTACATGATCGGTTATATCCGATCCACTTTCTATAGTATGCCGTGTAACCTGCAATGTATCCGCTTCGTTATCAGAGATAACAACATCAAAAAGCACATTGTCTATTCCATCCGAAAGAAAAGCCTGAGTCCGCTGACCTTTTATTGCGTCTGATATTTGTTCTACTATCGCCATTACGTTACCTGTAGCCCAGATTCTGCCCTAAAAACATTACGTGAAAGCTCGTTCAATGCGTCAAGTATTGCGTCTTGAACTGCCGTTCCTACTTCTTCTGCACCTTCAACATTTATTGTCAATGTGCCGATGAGAGAATCTATTTTATACATTATGCTTCCGCCTTTTGCGGTTCCCTCTGTGCCGGAAGTTTCCGAAATAGCGCCATTTGGTGTTATCATGCCAGATTCATCAGGGGTAAAAAGTTCTGGGCCTTCTTCCCCTACAAGATACGATTGACCGGCTTCGACATGGCCACCCATTTGACGAGCTTCAACTCCCGGGATAAGAGTGGAAACAAGATCAAGAATCATGCTTCCAACAGTTGTGGATTTCAACCATTCCGTAGCGTCTGAAATAAATTTTCCTATTGCTTTTGGTATATTTGCGAAAAAAGCAATAATCCCATCTACAATCTCACCGACAGATTCAAGCAGGCCATAAAACCATTGTTTTATATTTTCAATGACATCGCCTATTACGGATTCACCGCCTTGAAAAAATGTTATCAAATCTTGTACGACTAATATTATTGCCGTTATGAGCGCAATAACCCCTATGCCAATCGCAATGAACGGCAAAAATGGAGCGATAAAAGCCCATGCGGCAACGGCGGCAGCCTTGAGAGCAAACACAAGGGCGACTCCGATAACCGGGATGAGGACAGATATTGCAAGTTTCAAAACAACCAGTCCCTCTTCAGTTTCGCCTAGAAATCTCAAAACTTGATTTGCAATTTTCAAAAGTGGCTTGAATGCTATTGATACAACTTCACCAATTCGTTCTTTTACATTTCCCCATTGAGATTCACTGACTTTCAACATTGCCGCAGTAGTTTCCATCGTAGCATTATATTGTCGCTGGATTTTTAATTGTTCCTTTTGCATAACAGAAACAATAAAAAGTTCTCGCTTCTTTTTCGTCGCCTCATCATATCCCGCTCCGAGTTTTTTGAATTCATCTATATGTTTTGAAAGAATAGCGTTTTGTTTGAGGAATCTTGTTGATCCGGTATTGACATCTTGTGCTATGCCTTGAAACATTGTTGTCAAATCATCACCTGTAATGGCTGAAAGTTTTTGCATGTCTCCCATTGTATTTTTCAATAGATCAACAGATGCACCATATTTTAACGCAGAATTTATTGCCTCTGACATATCTCCTTCAGCGGTAAGTCCTTGACTTGCCGCGATAGCTTCGTCCATAGATGCTTTGAGTTCAGGATAATGTTTGTCCGCAAGATTTTTCAACCTAACTTGCTGTTCTTCTAATGCGGTGTATGCCTCAAGCGAAGCGCTCGCAAGAGCTGTCAACGCCGCAATAACCGCAGCACCGCCGAGCGCAACAAGCGCATCTTGCATGGACATTGCTGATTCGGTTCCGGCGTCCATCGAGTCATTGACTTTCTCAACGTCTTTCGATGCCTTGTCTTTGAACTCGAAAACACCAACTATTTTACGAAGAACTTCCGGCATTATCTTCCTCTTTTATTGCGACTATTTTCTCTTTGTATTTTTAGGTCAATCGCTGCATTGCATTCCATTATTTCCTGTTGATCCATTTCGCTAGCTTCCGTATAACTCAAAACTCCCTCAACAATAGGTCTCCAAAACCAATCGTTTTCCTTCGCTCTTTTTTTAAAAAGAGACCTGTCTCTGATTTTAATTTTAGTTTTAAATAATTCTTTAACATCATTTTTATTATTAAGTTTTATATTTCTTCTTATCGATAGTGTCCCCTCTAAGAAACCTGATGAGTAAATTACTCCATACCCCCTCCAGTTCTAAAAGGTCAACTGTATCTAATGATAATTTTTGTCCTTCTTCGGGGAATACAACATGTTCGAAACAATAATCAAGAATTTTCTCCATATCGATTATTGCCTCACCTTTGCCAGACACAGAAAAAAAATCCTTTTTCAATTTAATCCATTCACGATTCCCTGGATGTTGAAGTTTATATTTTTTTTTGTTAACTTCTATTTCGACACTCTTCATGTCTCCCTCCTCTTTTTTTATTATTTTTTAACATAAATATATAAAATGTTCAGGCTATAAACAACGTAGAGCGATTTTAATATACTAAAAAGTATAATACCATTACTTTTAAAATGCTCACAGACTGCATATAAGCGACATAGAGAGACTTTATTTTTCATATTTTTTAAAAATTCTGTCATCAG